TGGGCATGGGTTAAACGTAAGCGTAAAGAATGGTTGATCGACTCAGTCGATGAGTTATTTCAAGTTTTTTTCGAATCCTGTATGAATAATAAAGTAGTTTGACTATAGCCAAGTGGAACTTCCACTTATCAAAAAACCGCCCTAAAGGCGGTTCTTAGCTTACTAACTTACTGACATACAAGATAAATAAAAGTAGAAATAATTATTACGGCTAGGATGGAGACAAATATTTCTATTTTAGTCATAGCAGTTTTATTCTCAACGTGAACTGAATATCTTTTATAGCCCTATTGAGCGCTAATTAAACTAACAAAATATTACAAAACGATGAAGTATTAAAAAAACCACTCCGGAGAGCGGTTCTGATCATTCAGCAATAGCTAATTTAGGTTGTCTGTTAGGTTGTTTAGGCCTAGGACAGGTTGATCGTTTGCCATCAATATGCTCTGAAAGATCCGGAGGGATTGGTTTATGCATTGGATCTAGAATAAAATCCACTCCCTCTCTTCTAGCCAGCTTAGCAGCTGGCAAAAAATCTGAATCCCCAGACACTAAAATAATCTGATCTACAAATTTTTTATAGGTTAAGCTTGCTACATCGAGACCTATTTTCATATCTACAGTTTTCTGAGTAACCTCAAGCATAAAGTCTTCATCTATTAGGCTAGCGTATTCCTTTCTTCCGGCTAAAAGTTCTTTCATGACTCTAGGTTTAATAATCCATCCACTAATGTCAGACAGATGTCCCATGCGTAGTGCTACCTTTCTTTGTTCTTTTAAGCACTCAAAAAATGCATATCTAAAGGTAGCTGTTTCAGACTTTGCAAAATCGACTGGCTTCTTAGATATTGGATAATGATGTTTTTTGGTTAAAGGTTCACAATCATAATAAAAAATTCTATAAAGCTGATGCTCTCTAGTGAAACCCTTTTGCTCACCATCTCGACCAGATTTTCTTGCATCTCTTCTGCCTTCAGTAAGATGAGAAAGACACATAGTGTATAAATTTCTTGCGGCTGCCTCAGGCGTTTGGTCTTCTGGTTTGGTATAAATACTTTTATAGCGCTTTAGAAAAAAAGCCCCATCTACTAAAATTGCAGTCGTTGACATTCTTATCCCCTAGATACACAAAACCCCTCGGGTTCAGCGGGGTCTAAATGGCAGACTGCGTACAACCAAGGGGTATGACTAAACTATAATATAATAATGACATCATCGTCAATCATGATTTGTCATCGTCGATAATCATTTTTTATCGTTTTATTGTTTCTTGCGTCGTCTAAAGATAAGCAATATGACCTTAAAAATCTTATGAGACGATATTTTCATTTAAAGTTAAACAGGCACAAAAAAGACGCTAATACGCCGTGGAGTTCTTTGTGCCTGCATGAGGTTACGGTGTTGTCGCTGCCGGAATCGTTACGATATGGCCATATAAGCCTAATGCTGGATCTGCTTGCTTCGTTACATCAGATAAAGCCTGACCAGAGATTTCATACTGACCAAGTTCTTCATGAATCAGTGGGAAAGTGGTTTCTGGTGACTTCTTGGTACGCCATAAACGTACAGCCATATGTTTACCATTCGCTGTATTGATGCCCTTGAAGAAAAGCTCATACTCTTTTTCAAAGTCGGATGCCAGAGTGGTGTTAGTCACTGCTCCAGTGGTGTAAGTGGCTAAGATCGGCATAGTCAGATCTGATACATCATGGAAAACCACAGTACCAAATACAGCATCCAGTGTGTAATTCTCTGGATCAACAGTCTTAGCTGTGCCAGTGGTTGAATCCTTGAATGAAACCGTTTTCAGGTTATAACCATCCAGTTTGATTTCTTTACCAGCCACCACAGTACCCAGTGATACATCTGTCGCTGTAGTGGTCGCTACGGCGTGATTCATACCAGACAGGATGTATTGAAGGTTTTCTGGATCAGTTTCTTCCAGCGTTCCCGTAAAATTCACTGATGTTGCGTTGATCATGGTGAAGTCAGTAGTACGCTGACCAGATGTTGATTCTTTATGCTCAACAACATCAGCACCAATTTCTAACTCAAAGTCTGGCACGTTGCCCAAATGGCGCATTGCACTAGCAACATCATTCACAAGTTCTGACAGGTAAAACTTACCTTGCAGCGAAATATATTCTTTAGCCATTACTTTTCATCCCCTGTAGTTTTCTTGGCTGGAGCAGCTTTAGGTTCAGGTAGTTCCTGAATTACACCATCTGCAAGTAATTTTTTGATTTGTGCATCACTCAGCCCACCGACCACATCGCCCTTTTGAAAGCGACCTACAGGCTGTAATGCTTTGTATTGTTTTGCCATGACTGGCTCCTAAATGAATTTTTGTGATTCAAAAATAATCGTGATGTATGCAAATCCTGGGCTATAACCATCCCGAACCGAAATCATTTCTAGTGCCGTTCGTGATGCCTGAGGCTGCCAGCCGGAAAGCAATTGAATTACCTTCTCAGTTAAAAGACCAGCTTCATCACTCACCACTCGGCCATCAGTCATTTGAGATTGAGCATTACGACATGCAACCGTAACCGCCCATTGCTGACCGATCTGATTGATACTTCCACGACCTGCGCTGGCTTTCTTGTCAATACGGACAAAATTGACATGCGCAGATGGCGTGACTTGTGACATCTCGGTGACCATAACTGAATTCAACGGCGTATAGATCTTTAGAAGTTCTGGAATTTCCTTCAGCTTGTTTGCGATCTCATCACGTACCGCGAAGAAGGTGCTCATCGATAAAACTCCCGACAATGTCTAAAACCATGACTTCATCTTCAGCATCAATACCAAGCTGAGTCCGAGGTGGAATAATGGATTGCTTAACCTTTCGATACTGGCCACCAACTGCGAATGTAATGTATTGGCCATTCTTGGGTAGGATTGTTGCGCCGTAATGCAGATGGGGTGCATACGCAACATCTGTACCCACCTCCACACCATTTGAAAGAACATTGTGTGTGTAGGAATTCATCAGGCGGCCAGTATCTCGAAGCGTTTCACCACCCTGCATACGTGCACGCCATGAAATCTTCCACGGGTTCCCATCTACATCAGTACCCGTTAAGAATCGATGCTGCACACTATCCACAAGTCCAGCACCAATCTCATCAAACAGCTGGTTCTTTAATGATTCAAAGTTACCTAATTGATTAAGTATTGCTTCAATCGGTGAACTATCTGCCTGAATGGTTATTGCAAAAGCCATAAGCACCTCACTTCAAGCTGGGCATCTGGTCCAGGATAGAATCTCCAAATACACCACCGGTATATGAAGTACCGACTGGCGCCGTTGAAGGTCGTCCTTTAGGTTGGTCATCCACGATCTGGTTTGTTTCAGGTAACTGAATCTGCAAATGTGCTTTGTTATCAGCCACACGCTTTAAGAATGCAATTGCATCTTCATAGCGTTTTCGCACCTCATCGGTTGGCTGCTCAAAATGAAGGCGGTAGCGTGCAATATCACACGCCATACGCTTTAAATTACTCGGCACATTGGGAAGCGGCAAAGGATAACGACCACCGATATGACCGTTAATCTCCTCAATTGCATCCTGGATTGCATCATTAATTGCTTGAGAACCTTTTGCTGCATCTTCATACATCAATTTCAGGTTCTCAATTGAAGCCCCAAATCGTGCGACCAAATCTGCTTCAGTCGCATACATAAATCACCTACTTGGCATCGTCAGCAGGCTTTGAGTCTGCCTTAGGTTTTGCAGCAGGCTTCGCCTTTTCCAGTTCAGCCACCTTGGCTTTGAGCTCAGCAATTTCTTGCTCAGCTTTAGCCTTGTCGACAGTTGCTGTCTGATTGGCTTTGGTTAAGGCTTCATTGGCTGCTGTCAGCTCAGTATTGGCTTTTTCAAGTTTAGCTAAACGTGCAGCGGCACCATCTGCCTTAGGTTCTTCCGGCTCTTGATATTCTTCAATAGCCCCAGACGCTAAAAGGGCCTGAAGTTGTTTAGCTTCAAGCCCCTCAATTTCCTGACCTGGACGGAAGTGTCCGATCGATTGTTTTGCAATGTACTTTGGCATTTTGATCTCCTTATACAAATCCACGTCCACCGACTAAACCGTTCTTGTTATTAGGAACAGCAAGTGGAGATGATTCAGCTAATAATTGAATGCTTGAAGGGTTCTTTTCCTGCCATTGGCTTAAATAGAATTCTAGAGCTTGGCCAAATGCTTCAACGTTTTGCAATGCACAGTGAGCAATCCAACCATTAGCATCAGAAACCAGCCCAAAGAAATCTTCTGGAATGAAACGCTCAACACTTCCATTCATGCTGTGTTTAGCATCATAGGTCCAGATTTCTAGGTTATCGATGGTACCGCGGAATTGGGGTTTATCAGATTGATCAAAGGTTGGAGTAAGTGGAACACTCACACCCGCATATGGAGCAATGAACTTTTCCTTAAACTCAGGATCTTTAATCAGCGTGTTATACACTTTTGACGTAGTTAAGGCCATGATTGGTGATGTACCAGCATGCTCAACAGAAAGAGCAATCATCGCTTGAATATCTTTGACTGGAGTAGCACCCGCTTGGCCCCATTTGATCAAGGGCGTAGAGTTACATGCTG